CCCAACTGCTCGCGCATCTTACGCCAGTCACCAATTTCGCCGTGGTCAATCTTCGATTGAACCACGTTGACGAACCAGGGGATGTTAATGTTCTCGCGCGAGATTTCAGCATCCTGAATAACACCACCCACAAGGCCCGTCCAGAAACTCGGCCCCATTACACCGCCAGTAGAGGAGCGCGCGTTACCGCGTGCCCGCTCGAACCACGGATGGAAACTGCCGGACTCCTGCTTCTCAATCTTGGTGAACGCTTCGATTTGCGCCTTGGTCGTATTAGCAATACCAGCAATAGCCGCAGAACGCACGCGGGCATCATTCGAACCAAGGTCCGCAATGTACTTCGTAAGCGCGCTCGCACCTTTAACACGAGTATCCATCGCAGACGTGTACGCCTTGATGGCTTGGTCATTGCCCTTGGCGCGCTCCTTAGCGGCTTCAGCGTTCAGCTTAAGCGCACCCTCACTAAGAAACTTGAACAGGTTGACAACATCAGTTTGGTCATCACTGAAGTTCGAAATGCGTCGAAACTTCGGGTCTGAAATGATGGATTCGGACGTGGTAAGATTGTCATCCATGGTCAGTTTCCTCCCTCGGCGAGCTTCATCGCAGCGTCTTCGGACATACGGGCACGCTTGCTGGCCGTACGGTCGGCGCTTCGTTCAGATCGTCGCGCAATGCGCTCATTCTGACGGATCGCAGCGTTCTCCTGCGTCTTGGCCCAAGAGTTACGAAGTGCATCGTTAAGCCTGGAACTCTCGGGGTTCTCAGCGTACTGACCGATGCCCGCCTGAACTCCGGCGCCCAGCCCATCCGCGAGAGCTTGAACGCCCGGCCCCGGTCCCTGCCGGCCCATCTGGGCCATCTCCTGCCGAAGCCGGGCGGTGCGCTCCAGGTTCAGGGCGTCGGACTGCGCCTGAATGTTGGAGCGCGCCTGCGCAATCCCCGAAGCGCGGGCGTTGGCGAGCGCGCCCAGGTTCTCAACCTTTTGGACCCCACCCGAGCGCGCGACTTCAGCTTGAAGCTCACGCTGGTCACCGCGAATCGCGGCCCTTGCCTCAGAGAGAGCCTTGCCTTTCGCCGCGTTTGAGAGGCCCAGGCCCTCAGTCGTAGAACGATGGTAGTCGTCGAGGACCATCCCCTCGTAGCGCTTCCGCTGCGCTCGCCGGCCAGAGATCACATCTGAGAGTCCGAAGATTCCAGCGGACACCAGGGCAGGGGCGGCAGCGCCCAGACCTGCCGCGAGAGGAGTGCTCGTGTCGCTCATCATTGCACCTCAAGGGTATCATATCAAAGGCTGGGAGGAGGCGCCACTCCGCCCGAAAGACGTGGAACCTACGCTTAATACTGCGAAACGACCACGTTCCTACAGCCGAACGTAACTCGGTTGAACACGTCATGCGGATAACCCAAACCCAAGACATCGGCTAGCGCGCCAGTCCAGTCCGTGCCGTAACCGCCCACGGCGCCAGTACCGAACGCCGCCGGAAACAATGGGGGGTTCGAGCCGCGCGGAATAAGGTAGTTATTCTCGTTCGTACGCGACATCTCCATCCATAACCTTACTTCGAGCGTGTGATATCCAACGCCGATATTCGGCACTAAATGCGACTGCGCCACGACATGCGCGCTTCCGCTCTCATTAGAGAACATTCGATCTACGTACCCAACCGTAGATGAATCGAAGACGGTCGTGATAGGAACCTCGCACTTTGTATGCGGAATTGGCACGCCATCAATGAACGTCTGAAGGTTCACGCCCTTGTAGCTGTGTCCGTCATCGAATAGACCCACAAACCGAAAGACATGAACATACACCTGCCACGCGATTTCGACCCAGGGGCGCGCGAACGCGATGTAGAACTTAACCTGCGCACCCGGGATGGATACGTAGCCAAGCGCCACGTCCTCGTCCGTCGAGAGCATATTATCCACAAAAGGTGCGGCTTGAGTTGAGGATTCGGAGTGAACGTCCTTGCCCTGATGCGGCAGGATATGCTCCGCTCCAATCTTGAAACTGGAGTGCATATTGGCGGTTTGGATGCGCCCGTTCGCCTCACCCAAGAGGGAGACGCCATTCGTCGCGTCGAAGATATTATTGTTGTGCCCCGCAGTATCAAATACGCCCGCGGGATACAGGTAGGCAAATGTTACGTCAGCCATAGTACTTCCTTAAACCCACGATTAGGTTCAGCTTAAGTTAGGGACGCAACTGAACTGCGGTGATGGCGCCCTGCTTCCAACGCACTTTGGCGCGCAGGTACGGCGGCGCCAACCCGCCGTAGTCCGCGTTCGGCATGCCGCATGCGAAGACACCAATTTTGTACAAAGTAAAGTTGCCCGGAGTGTTATGGTAATCCAAAATGCCGAGGAGCGACACGTTGGTCTCCTCCGGATTACCAGACCCGTTATCGCAGATGTTCCACGAGTTCAGAAACGTAATCGACAAGGGAATGAGGGCCCACGTAGTACCGTTATAGATTCCCAGCGCAAACGCGCCGAAGAAACCTTTCGCGTACGGATACGTTCCGGTCGCGTCCTCAACCGCAGCGACGTGCAGATGCGCACGGATACGCACAAAAGACGTAACGGTCGGCGAGATAGTGAACGCCGTGGACGTAGCCAAGTCGTTGACACCATCATCTACGAGCCACCATCCGTCGTCACCGGTCTTCGTAGACGCGAAAACATTAGTGTAGCCTGGGTAGTAATCGTTGGTAGTCTGCACCAACCCAGGGTTGATGTTCGCCGTTGCTGCGTTGAGCAAAATAGACGGCAAATGCTCATAACGCAGGGAGTGCTTCTTGATGTTCTGCGCGCGAATATCGTTCTGCGCCGTACGTAGCACGTTCAGTCGATCAGTGTAGATGCTTGTCGTCGAGAGCACTGTCTCCGTGGCGAAGATATCCGCACCGACAACGGCAGCCGCACTACTGGTCGGCGCCCAGACGGGGGCCTCTTCCGCCACAAGCACGCGGTTGTAAACGTAGACCTCATCCACATGGGCGTCCGTACGCAGCCGACCCGCAGACTGCGGAGACACAGGGCGCCGGACCACCAGCTTAATCGTGTGCGCCCCAGGGGGCACTTCGACTGCGGCCTGAATCACGACGCCTGCGCACTCGGGGCCCATGCCGAAGATGCGCGGCGTTCTCGGACTTGCGGGTCCGGGCTGCGTGAGCGACGTAGCGCCAAGACTCGTGGGGTTATTACGTTCAGGATTCGCCTTCACCGGCCAGAAGTCTCGATGGCGCAGGGAGAGGTGCCCACTAATTGAAGACTCGATTAACGTGCCGTCTACAACAATAGCGACCTGGAACGCGCAAGGAAGCGACGACTCGGGATACGTGCTGTTCGAGTGAGAGACGTGGTCGTATTCAGTTTTAATCGTCGTGCCCAACCAGTCGAACCAGATGTACTGCACGAATGCGTCGATGCGAAACACCGAGTTCCCGGTCGCAGCCGTAGTGACCGTAGCGTAAGGCAGGTCTTGCCACTGCGAGTTATTCCGAACTTGGTACACGTCCGTAGCAGTCTTCGATGGATACCCATACGAAGTGCTGTCGCCGAACGCCGGATTCACAGTCTTGGCAGCCCAATAGATGCGCCCGACAGCGGCGGAGTCGAACGTCGCGCTGGCGGCGAACGAGGCGGCCTCAAGGTTGTGCGCGTCCAGCTCGTTCAAGACCTCAGCGATGTTGCCGAGGTCTTCATTGAACCGACCGGGCGACAGGATGTCCGCGTCATTCACAACGTCAGTGGGCCATTCGTACGCCATGGGGTCACCCTTAATTCAAGTTTTAGCTGGTAGCGTCAACCGTAGGGATGCGGCCGGTCCATTCGCCCGCACTGACGCCAGAGGCCCACGAGACAGAGAGCCCCATGAGGTGCAGCTTCGCGGGGTAGGCGGCGACGACCTCAATCATAGCACACCGCACGTCGGTGATGCCCTCAAGGCCGGGGCCATTGACACTAAGCCAGCGAGTCGCAATGCGCGGCTTCCGGATAATCGAGGTGTCAACCTCGGCCAAGCTCGCGTTGATGGGGCTGTCCGTGCCGGTGAACGGCAAGTCATACAGGTACATCGTCGCGGTCATCGCGGGTGTCTCGATTTGGTCCCTATAAATATTTACGGTAACCTGGTAGTTACCCGTTTCTAAGAACGAGATATGAACGTCGCGAAAGGTGAACTTCTTGCGCATGAGCGGGTCAACGCGTAACCAGCGTGTTCTATAGATTGCGTTCCGGGGAGGTACGGTAAAGTCGATGTAAGACCGGTTCAAAACCAGGGCGTAACCGGTGTCGTTCAAGGTGGCCGCAGCGAAGATGTGGGGCTTATTACCGTTTGAGACACAGACACCCGCGAGGCCGATTACGCCGTAGTCCAGGCGGCTCCAGCCCGCGCTACGATGCCAGCCAATGACGTACCTATTTCTTTTTGCTCCCGCATCCGCAAGTGCCCAGTAACATGTTCCGTTCGTGGGGTCCACCCACGAGGAGGCCATCTTCATTCGAGCTTTATTCAAGCCGAGCGCCAAGAACTCAGCGATAGCTTCGGAGATAACGGTGACGTTGTCGCCCACCATCCGGTAGACCGTGTCGTATCCGAGCCACACCATCGACCCGTCGTCCAACGACTGAACCACGTTGGGCCCGGCGGCGCCTACACTGCCATCGATTAGAAGGGGGCCTTTGTCCGTGATGAGGAACATCTGCGACTGCGCGAACGCGTAGAGCTTTCCATTATGCGAGTGCAGCGCCGTACACTCTACGTCCGGAAGCCGCGTCTTCGTAGAGGTCAAAAGGGTTCCGGCGTACCCCCTTTCAGAGCGCATAACCATACACGCATCCGTGGGCGTGTTGGCGACCACCAAGCTACCATCGTGGACACACATGACCCGAAAGATGGGCACCGGCTCCACGTCTACAACGGGCTGCCCCAGGGCGCCGTCAGCCATCCCGTCGCTCACGACGCTGATGCTGGAGCCCTCGTAGGACACGCAAAAGTTGTGCGTGTTTCCCTTGTACCGCTGGTTCTCCGTACGCGCGATGTTCGTCCGCGTGTGGTGCGCCGTTCCAGTGTCGTCCATCGTGTAGACAAAGCGGCGGTACACGTCAGAGATGTCGATGCCGGACGCATTGTCGTCTGAGACGAAACCACCGATGTACGTGAAGCGGTAAGGTTTAACGACGATTTCGTCCATGCCGATTTCAGCACTGGCTACGGACCACGGAGAGCGGTTGCCTACTTCGTCTTGAAGCTGCCGCTTGACAGTCCACTCACCGGACAGCAACTTCCCGTCGTTGTCGTTCAATACCTCGCCCGCCGTACCGATGCTGCCGGGCCAAGACACACCGAACGCGTTGGGGTAGAAGTAGAGCTTGTCTCCTTCCGTGGGCGACTCGGGGCCGTCCACCGTGGGCGCCGACGGGGCGCGGTCGAACCCAAGCGGAATGACATGACCATTCATCATGATGAGACGCGCACGGTCAGTGCCGTTAATCCAAACTACAGTGTCCGCTACGCGCGCGAACTGGTCCGGCCACGCGGGCCGGCGCTCATCCGTGAGCCCAGATACTAAAGATACGAAACTTCGAGTCCAGCCCCGGTGCTCGTACAGGTTTGACCCCATACGAAATAGAAGCATGTCATACACGCCGGAGAAGTTCGTCTGAAAGACGCCGTGCGCTTCCCCCAAGCTGGGGTAACCATTACCCCGGTCGGGCTCCACAGAGCACGGACCCGAGATAGACCGCAGCCCTCCCTCGTTATGCGGCGCCATGTTCTGGATAAGGCTGGCCGACTCCGCAGACAACAAGTCCTGCGACTCGCCCATGGGGAGGCCGAGGTCGATGAACTGCAACGGTGTTACGGAGCCGGCCATGGTGTGTCCTTACTTCTTCGGAGCGGGAACTTCAGCCTTAACCTCGGACTTCACTTCAGCCTTAGCTGGAATCGCTTCGAGGCCCTTAGCGCCCAAACCATAGCCGCTGGGGATGTACTTACCGAAGCGGGGGTCGAGCTTCGAGCCCTGGGGGTAGTAGATGCCGCCACTCATGATGTGCGTGCTCGTGAACTGCGTGCCGCGGTCCATATCGTGAAGCACGAGCTGCGACAAGCCCTTGTTGTCAGACGGGCCCACGCCGAGAACGAGGCATTCCACGTTCGTCTCAGAGTGAATCCACGTATCCCCGCACTTCGGCCGCGGGTAGTGGAGCGTGTAGATGTACCGCTGAACGGTTGCCGCATCTCCATCGGGGCCCATGTTGGGACCACCCTCAAGGGTGGGAGTTTCGAAGGTTTCAATCTTAGCCATGGTGTAGCCTCTGGTCTCAGGCGCTTAATGTCCCGCTTACGCCTGAATTAAGTAATGCCGCGGGTGGCGTTGATCGGGAAGCTGGCGAACGGAGCGCGCTTGTTGCGCCCGATGGAGTACGACGCAGGCATGATAACCTGGAGGCCCGCGAGCTGCCCACGAATGCGGCCCGCCATGGCAAGAGCTTCCTGCCGAAGCGCCGTTGAGGTCGCCAAGTCCCCGCCGTCAAAGCGGCACAGCTCGGACTCGAAGAGACGCAGGAACATCGGCATACCCAGCTCGTGGACCGGGACCACGTCGCCGGGGCCAGCCAGCTCGGCTGGGGCGCACTTCACTCGCGCGTCGAGGATGTACTCGTAGTCCGGCATCGGATACATGCGGTACCCGACTTGCGTCGTGTTGTGGAACGGCAGCCGGCGCGTGACTTCGGGGAATGCGGACCCGTCCCACGTATACGTGGAAGTCGGCGTCTGGTCATAAGGGTCAATCTCGGCAATCAAGTAGGGGATGTTATCCGCTTCTACGTTGTTGTAAGTTCCTGCACCGGCCGTACGAATGCTACTGCGTGCCGCGTAAATACGCACTCGGCGGCCGGAGTGTCCGTAGCGCAGCGTGCCCGCTACGCTGAACCCGCGGATTTCATCCGGGTTGGGAACCGTGATTCGCACGGCAAGCCCCGCGTTCGTAACATGCGAGAACGCGGCGCTCACAGGAGAGGGCGCGGATTCGAAGATGGGGTCACGAATCAGGTTGTTCGCGTCCTGATACTCCGAGGACGTACGCCCCCAAACCACAGTCGCGTAGAAGGTGAACACACCTTCCTGTACTGGACCGACCCACGGAATGGGCGGCAGCCCTTCGTACGCTATGGCGACCGTGGGCGCAGTATGGAACGCCTGTTCCGTGTAGTACCTGTCCTTCCAGATCATCTGAACGGGGCCAGTCACATCGTAGGGAGAAGCCAGGAGGCGCAGTTGGTCCGCGTCTGCGTAGCTAATCTCGTTCATGTAGTACAGGCCGGGGTTCCAAATCTTCCCAGCCGAAGGATGCTTCAAGCCGGTGTAGACGGAGGGCATGTAGAAGTGCGGCTGATATAGACGATAGGCGAGAAGCGTATCCGAAGTATTACGCCAGGGCCGGTCAATGGTTACGTAATATCGCGTGACTGAAGATACGTCTTGAGACCACCACTCCAGACTCTGGCGCCGCTCGTACTCCGTGTACGTCGAACCATCCGGGTTCGAGATAGAGACTTGAATCTCCAGCCACATGATGGCGTCCCACGTACCATCTACCTGCGGGTGCCACTCGCCGGGCGTAAGCGGCGCTCCGGTATTCGACAGAATCTCCAGCACAAGCCGGTCAGAAGTGGCGGCCACCGTAGACGACACGCCTACGTCGGTGCCGCGGTAAGTACGCAACGTGCGCGTGTGGAACATGTCCTCGGCAAGCGACCCTTCAATAAGGGACGACATCTCCATGAGCGCCAGCGCCGCAGAGCGCCGGACGTTCGTGTCGAAGGCGGCGCCGGTCGAGCGCCACGAGCGACGGGCCTTCACGGTCTCGGCCAGGGTGGCGTAGGTCATGTCCATGGGGGGCGCTCCGGATGCGCTTCAGACGCGCTTCAACGTCAGGGGACTATAGCCCAGGCGGACCCCGCGCGCTATTTGTGTACCAAAATACCCCGCCCACGAGGCGGGCACGAAAAAGGGGCCCCCTTGCGGGAGCCCCTTAGCCATGGTTGAAGCGGGGGCGAACCCCCGCTTCACGCTACATCACAGATTACAGCGAATGAGGAACCGCGCCTGAATGGTAGCCGCCGCGCTCGTGACGCCGTAGCCAGCCATGCAAAGAGTTTCCTCTTCCGTCGCCGGGGTACCAGTCTTGACGCAGCCCGCAGTCGCCACGCTGTACGTGGTGAGGAACGCGCCCTGCTGATTGGCGGAGGTAGAATCCGCGCGAGCGTAAGTCACACCCTTGGTCACGATCCAGCCGTAGCTACCAGCCGCGATAGCGCCGAGCGCGAAGCCCAGGATACCGGGAGTGGAGACGCCCGTAGTTCCGCCAACGACAGCGAGCACGCCGTTGAACGGGTCAGTTCCAGCCACGTCAACGACAACGCAGTCGCCGTACGCGAGAGCCGTACTGGCCTCGTCGTTCTTCACGTACATCAACTCGTGCTCACCCAGGAGGGCAGCTTCGAGAGTGGTCTTCGAGAGGGTGGGGTTGGCGTCGAGGTAGACGGCAGACAGCTCGCCAGGGACCAGACGGACACGCATGCCGAGCGGCTTGCTCGGAGTAGTGTCAGTCTGGGAGTAGATCAAACCCATGGATTGCATGAGGACACCTATGAAGGAAGAAGGTTAAGTTGAAGGACGCTCAAACTAAACGTGAATCAGAGATTCGTTCCAGTGAGCGCGCCGTTCGCCTGGAGGTTGTTGATGAAGTGCTGCTCCTGCTCCACGAAGGTGCTGAACCAGACTTCCTGACGAGCGTCCGACTGCACCATCGGGCCCCACTTGCCCTTCTCGCACTCGATGCGCTTGAGGGTGTTGGGGTTGATGATGTAGGTCAAACCGTACTGCGCGTTCGTAGAGAAGGCAGTAACGTCGATGTCCTCGGTGTAGGCGAGTTCGCAGCCTTCGAAGAAGGGGAAGAACATCGAGGCGCCGGAGATGGAAGTCTCATCGGAGACGCCCTTGCCGCCAGCTTCCTTGTAGATCGTGGCGCGGTTGCGGATGTACTCCTTGGCCTTGCCAAACGAGCCCGTGTCCATGAACAGGCGGGTCGGGATGCCGAAGCTCTCCACGTCACGAGCCTTGCACAGCATGACCAGGGCGTTGAGCTGGGAGTACGAGTCGCCAGTGAACCCGGACGAGTGGGCGTACTGGTTCACGTAGTTGTACGTGGTGCTCTTGGCCAGAGACTGAACGGTGTCGGTCTGCGAGGCGGGAGCCACGAAGTCGATGAGACCATTCGAGATACCGGTGATGCGCTCGGTCACGCTGATCTCGCCATTCAGGGTCATGAAGCCCTGAAGATCGGCCAGCTTCACGCTCGAACCCGAGGGCACGGAACCCATCAGGGCGTACTTGTGCCGCGCCTGCATGTAGTCCTTGGTCATCAACTCGGGGTACTTCTTGGTGAACTGGATACCAACGAGGTTGGCAGCCATACCCTTGACCTTGGCAAGTTCCTTACCGGTGATGGAACCGGACTGGAGCATGACACGGTGAGTATCGACGTTGATGTTCTTCACGACGTTGTGACGAACAATGTTCAGGACTTCGTCGCCGCTGTAGAGACCGGTCGAAGAACCGGCGCTACGGTAGAGCAACGGCTCCTTGTAGCTCAGGCCCTGATCAGGAATCGACTTGACCTCGTCGTAGAGGTACTCGAACAGAGGCATCATGCGCCGGAAGGTGATGACACCTTCCTTGTTCAAGTACGGGAGCTGGGTAAGATTGATGTCGTCAATCCACGAAGTAGCCATGATAAACCTCGGATGAAGGGGGAGTTAGAAACTTGTGCACCGCATCCGAGGACCGTCGGGGGCTACCCTCTGGGCGCACTCTTAGCCTATCTGAAGCGTGGGCCGAACGCAACTGTGGGCCCCAAAAAAGAGACGCCCTTGGGAGGCTACTCCAAAGGCGCTCTGAGCGACAAGACTAATCTACGCTTTAGGCGGGAATGACATCCACGTTGAACATGGTGCCCGCCGCGATGTTACCCGCGTTGGCAACGGACCACGTAAGCTTCAGCGCGATGGTGAGGGCACCATTCGTCGCGAAGTTGGTCGCCGGGATGAACTCCGGCTTAAACGTACCGGCACCCGTAGCGGCGGGCCCGACGGACCAACCAGCGCCCACAATCGCAGACGCGGCGGAAGGAGCGGCGCGAACCGTGAACTCGTACTCACCCTGCGCGCCATCGTTGTTAGCCACGTCAGGGTTCGCCGTAGTCGAAAGCGCAGTGGCCCCGAGGTACAGCTTAGCGAGCAACGTGTCCGTGCTATTGGTCGCGGTAGCTTGAATGGCCCAGCGAATGCGGACGCGCGTACCAGCGGCGAGCGTGCTCGCGGGAAGCGACATCGCGTAGGTCGAAGTCTCAGTAATAGTGTTCGCGACCGTGGCACCGGCCGAAACCATGGCGGTGGCGGAGCCCACAGCAACGACACTTCCAGGCGACAGGTAGATAACACCGACGGTCGCCGAGACGACCTCGACCACACCCACGGCAACGCCGATGAAGCCAACGGTCGCGCTCCACCCGCCAGCAGTGCCCGAGAGGTAGACCCGCTGGCCGACCGCGAGGCCGGAGGTGTTCTGCGCGGTCAGGCGCATCTCGGGAACGATCTTCAGGTAGCCGCCAACGGTGGCCTGCCCGGTGAGGGCGACGAAAAGAAGCCCGTTGGACGTGCCGAGGGCATCCGAATCGGCCGGGCTGACCTTGGGAACAGCGCCATCAGCCGAGCCGTCCACGATCACGATCTGCCCAGCCGTCACAGCGGCGGTTGCAATCGCGACCCGGATGTCGGGAAAGTTCGTGGGACTGGACGAGAGAAGAGAGTAGCCACGCTCGGGCATGTAGACGATCACGAGAACCTCCAGGGGGGGTGCTTTCACCCTAACCGAAGCTGCGGCCCCGGTTGCGGCGCCCCTGATTTTGGGGTACAAAGTAGCCCGAGGGCAGGGCGGGGCTTCAACCTGAGCGCTCGACCTTGACCCCTCCGCAGCGCCCCCTAATATAGATGACAACCATGCCCCGCACCGGACGCCCCCGCCTCGACAAAAACCAGGATGGACCAAGCGTTCCTCTGGTCGAGCTGAAGGTGCGCGTCCCGACCGACGTGGTGGAGATGCTTCGCGCTCCTCGGACGCAGCGGCTGGTCGCGCGCATCCTGCGGCGGTCCCAGCCAGAAACCCAGGTCAAGCCAGAGTTTTACGTCGAACCGATCGCCAGCGTTGCCGAGGTGACACGCATGGCGCTCGACCTCGGTTTGCGTGTTCTCTTAGACGTAGACGATATGAACGTAGGCGGCGACGATGCTTGAGTCAGACATCATCCAACCCTGGGACAGTAAAGGCTACCTACCGGACAGGATGCCCGTACCTCCACTGTGGGGCCCGAGCTTAGACGGCTTCCTCAAGAACGGGTTACCGCGCTTAGGCACGACGCTGTACCCGCTTCGCCGTTACTTAGACCCGTCCCACGTAGAGTACGAAGACGGACCAGAAATCTTCAACGCGCCGTACTTGGACAACGACACCATCGCTGGCGACCTGCTTGCCAGGTACGACGCGTTCTCGCGTATTTGTCAGACGGGCGACTCCGAGACTTCGGAGACGGCGTGTATCATCCCTACGATTCAACAGATGCTGTGCTTATGGGGCATCCACGCACGGCACTGGATCTACATAGACAAGTACCGACAAGCGCGGATTACGACTATCTTCTTGACGTGGCTCCTGCGGGATTGCATGTACTTATCCGGGATTAACGGCGTGCTTCTGGCGAACACGGAAGAAGTCGGTAAAGAATGCTTTAGAAGATTAAGGAACATGTACAACACACTTCCAGACGAAGTGAAAGTACGTCGCGCTAAGGGTAAGACCGGCTCTGACTACGCCATCGAGTTCGAGCATGGCGGCACCATTCAGGTCCTTTGGATCTCCGGTAAATCACAGGGCTTAGGCCGCTCTATTGATAGGTTGGCTGTTACTGAGTGGGGACTGGCCCCCCGCGCGCAGGCCGCAGTCTCGCGTGTTATCCCCGCGTTCAACCGCCGCCCGAATGCACGCGTCGTGTGGGAGACCACGCCGGGCACGGACCAATCTACGGCGCACGCACACTGGTTAGATTCGCTTGAGCGCGGGTTCTCCCCTGACGCGGAAGCGGTGCCCGTGCGCGTACCGTACCCCATATTCTTAGAGTATTTCCGAGACTCTACATGTACCATTAAAAACACAGTTCTTACAGATCACACCGAAACGGAAATCAAGCTTCAGGAAGAATGCCCCGGACTTACGGATGGCCATCTCGCGTTTAGGCGCAACCATACGCGCCAATTCTTGAGCGGCCAGTACGCGCACTTCGAGCATGCGTATCCGCGCTCTCCGTACCATGGATGGCAGGGCACGCAAAACGTGGTGCTTCCTTCGGACGCAATCGGCGTGCTCATGGAACGTGCGCTGCGAGAACATGAGACCCCGGTCCATCCAGTCGGACGATGTAACGTCATTAGTGAGCCCGTCATTGGACGCGAATACCTCCTCGTGGCGGACGGCGCGAAAGCGGGCGATGGCGAAGACCCCTCCGCATTTACCGTGTTTGACCGCGTGACCTGGGATGAGGTCGCGTGGTGGGCTGGGCGCTGTCAGCCGGGCGAGTTCGCCGACCGCATCATGTCCACGTCTTTCTTCTACGGTCGCCCAGAGCAAGACGAGGGTAACGGGCGCGCGAAGGTCAGGCGCTGCTTGACGTGCGTAGAAGCGAACGCGGGCGAAGTCGTCGAACTCTTGAAGCGAGAGGGCCATGGGAACCTCTGGTTCCGGCGCAGGGCGACCGGCAACGAAGGCTGGCTCATGACGGCTAAGTCGAAGAACGCCGCGATTGGTATTCTCATCGACGTGCTAACGAACCAAGAAGTCTCCATTCGCTCCATCGGAACTTTACAGCAACTCTTGGGGTTCGACGGTCGCTCGCGTGCGGAGCGCCCCATTCAGGAAGACGGAGCGCGCCACCACTACGACCGCGCGATTACAGTCCTAATCGGAGTCGCTGTTCTCGCCGGATACACGGGTTTAGGCGAACCCTCGATGACGCGCACAGGGCGGCCGAGCTACAGGGCGCGCGTCGAACGTACACCCTCCGCGAAAGGGGAACCTACGGTCGTGGACGTTATCTGCGAATCCGATTTGGATGTAGACGAACTCGGCCTGCGCCCAGCGGGCTACGTGTACGGCTCTGACTACAAATACAAGCCCAAGTCAAAGCGGCGGTAATCAAGGTTGACCCGCCCCCCGAAAGGGGATAGACTACCCAGGAGGACACCCCCCATGAGCATGCCCGATTCCAAAGGTCCCGTCGCCATCATCATTTCTGCCCCTGGCGGGGGTGGGTACCTCGGCCACATGCGGGCCCGAGAGGGAAAGGCCAAGATGGCCGCGATGAATCCCGAAGCCTCGGAAGCGCCTGAAGTTGAGGATGAAGCCGAAGAGGAGTGTACGGAAGACGAGCCCTCCGCGAACGACCTGGAGGCTTCCTTCTGCACGACGCTGAAGGACCTTCGCGCGAAGGGCAAGCTTGAGTACACAGTCAAAGACGAAAAGCTGAAGCCGCTGCTGGAGGGCTGACATGCACTCGCTCGAAGAAAACATGGACGCCAATAGCAAAAGCGCCGCTTCGAGCGATACGCTTGAGTCCGCCTTGGCGCGCGCCATCAAGGGCCGCACTAAGACGGATATCTTCTCCAGTCTAAAAGAAACCGTTAAGGTTCTCCAGAACAGGGCGAGCACGAATCGTAAGGCAGTCGAAGACGAGCTGCTTGCGATGACGCGCGGGTTGCCCGGCATGGAAGCTTCCATGTCTGGGGACGAGAAGACCGCCATTTCGTTCAACCTCATCTACGCGATTATTGACACCGCTATGAGCGGGCTGCTACCGGGCAACCCCAAGTGCGCGGCCCGGCCACTGAACGTAGCTTCGCGCGATGCGAAGCAGTTGCTCGACGCGTACATGGACACCGTGTTCGTTGAGAACAAGGTGCGCCGCAACACGGTAGACGTACTGCTTGACTGTCTGATTCACAACTACGGCATCTTCAAGACTACGTGGGACTCCGCGGCCAAGATGGCACGCATCGAGTCACGTCCTGCGCGGCAGATGTTTTTCGACCTGAACCCGCGGCGCGTGTCTGACATTCGTTGGTTCGCCGAATGCGAACCCGTCGCGCTCACCGAACTTTACGGCACGCTGAACGTCGAGGCGCGTGACGCCGAAGGCAACGTACACCTCAGTGTCGAAGACATCGACAAGATGGTTCAGCGCGCGAAGGACTACCCGGACTGGCTTCTGGACCCGCAGCGTAAGAAGCAGGACATCGACACGCTGAACCTCGATCGGTGGCTCACGGTTTGGCGCTTCTACGACCGCACGAACAACAAGTACGTCGTCTACATTGCCGAAGCGGACCTCATCATCCATGACGGTCCCCTGGAGTCACTGGACGGCGCCCCGTACATCCCATTCACCATCGTTACCTTGACAGCGAACGGCGTGAACGCCGAGGGCGTAGCCGACACGAAGGTCATCCACAGGTTGCAGCAGAACCTGGATAGACTTCTGACCTTAGTGAATCAGGTTTGCCACGCACAGGCGCCCAAGATTTGGGCCGATGGCGGCACCGTCAGCCAGGAGTCCGTGACCACGGCGAACGACGCCGCCCCTGGTGCGACCATCCTCGTGCCACCGTCTGGAGATGGACAGCCCCGCGAGCGCTTCGCCAACTCCTTCTACGCCGCCCCGATTCCAGAGCTGTCCTCCGCGCTGGTCGGCTTCATCGCGCAGCTCAAAGAGATGGTGGCGTACACGACCGCCGTGTCTGACCCGGCGCGCGGCCAGCTCGCCAACGCGCGCACGGCCACCGAAGTCGCGTACATGGACGTGAACACCCAGTCGCGGCTGGGTTCGCGCCGAGCGTTCTTGTACGATGGTTTTGAAGACATAGCGAATAAGTGCTTCCGGCTCGCGCAGAAGTTCCTCGATGAAGATGTGACCATCTTCCTTCAGACCAGCGGTGTCGTCAACGACGCCCCGGTCACTCTCGCCGCAGCTATTCTCAAGTCCGCCATGGCGCGCTTCGAGATGATCGCCTACAATCCTGTACGCGAGAACCCGATGGTCGTCATCGAAGCGCTGCACAACAACATGGCGCTGTTCCTTCAGGCGCTGCCGCCCGAGCGCGGACAGGCTCTCATCGACTTCGTGCTCCGCACCATTGGCGCCCCGAGCGAGGTCATGGGCAGCGGAGTTCCGGCACAGGCGCAGGCACAACTTCCGGGCGCTCCGGGCGCTCCAGGCGCTCCCCCCGAAGGAGCTGCACTTCCCCCGCCGACCGCGCCACTTTCCATGGTCGAACCGGAAGTGCCGCGCGAAGGCGAACTTCCCCCCAATGTGAATCCAGAGGCTATCATGTCCAACGCGCTTAATGGAGGCGGCAATGTTCAACGTCAATGAACAGCTTATGTGTAATACGTGTCATAAGCTTGAGCGCGTTGTGTACTGGAGAGATTCCGGGCCGCCCGCCTGCGCGTGTAGCGGCCAGATGACCCGCGCTTCCAAGCCACTCCATTCCGTCATGGAACCAGACGAGAACGGGAACATCATCCTTCCCGCGCTCATCGGCATGAGCGAGTTTGAGATTAATCGGTTCCAAAAAAGCTCGACTCGTGAGTTGGACGAGCGCGCCAAGCGGCTTACCGAGAAGACCGGGGTCAACCATTACGTGCGCACCGAATCAGACGCCGAGCGCGGTGCTTCTATCGAAGAGTTGAAGCACAAGGAAGCGACGAAGTTCGCGGCCAACGGGATTACCCCCAAGATGCGCCAAGAGTTCTCCGAGCGCACCAAGCGCGCCGCGGAAGAGGCGCGAACCTCTGCGTTGCGCGTCAACGCCGACCCTGATGCGGCTGCGTACCAGGCCGTAAAGTCCATTGCGCCACTGGCCGTGCAAACTGGCGCGTACCAACGCGCGACGGCGCACACGCAAGATTAACGTAAGCCTACGAAGCCTAAGAAGGTGTTGCCATGACTCCTCAAGCTGCTTATGAAGCTCTGACTGCAAAGGGCATGACGCCTCAGCAGATCAAGGCCGCCCTCGACATGATTCCGGACGAAGCTCTGGAACAAGGTGAAGAAAACATGCCTCCGATGCCCCCCACGGACGAAACTGGTGCTCCTGCCGACGCCATGCCCAAGGGCGGGATGCCCCTGCCGCCGAAGTCCGAGCTGAAGCCCGAGGGAAAGCCTGAAGGCGAGGCCGCTCCGGACGAGCTGGCCGAGTTCGCCAAGGACGTTGGCGCCGAGCTGGAGGTCGCCGCCGAGATGTGGGCCCTGGCCCAGAAGATGCCGCAGTTCAAAAACATGGCCATCGCCCAGGCCGGCAAGGTCATCGGCAAGAACTACATGCTCCGCCAGAAGCTGGTCGAGTCCGCGGCGCACGCGCAGTCGAACGCTATTGGCATGGACAACCTGGGCTAAAGCCCAAACGCAGCGTTAAACTACACCAAAACCCATGCGGAGGCTACCGTGGGACACGAATTCGAAGACAATGAAGGCGAGGTCCCCGGCTCGGGAGCAGGCGAAGGCGCCACTCCCGCCGTTTCGACCGAAAGCACGTCCGTTTCAGGGGAAAGCGGGGGTGAAAGCGCCTCCGTTTCGGCCTGGAACGGCGAAATGGACCACCTGGACACTTGGGCCGGGTGGAAAGCGTTCAAGGGCGACCCAAACGCGCTCAAATCCGGCCTCAAATCCGGACTTGAGCTGAAAACCAAAAACGTCGAGCGCGGTTTCTCCGCTAAAATGGAGAGTTTGGCCGCAGAACGACGCTCATTCGAGGCTGAGCGTGTGTCTTTAGAGCAACTGAAGTCGCTTTTGCTCGATGATGAGCCCGCAAGCAGCGGAAACGCGACTCCGGCTCCGGATATGGAGGCCCTTAAGGCTACGTTTAGGTCTGAACTGGCGAAGGACCCCGACTTCTTGAAGGAAGTCATCGGAAATGACGCCGAGTTGAACGCGAAACTCGCCGCACTGGACGACCAAACGTCCATGTTCGAGACTTTGAAGAACGAAGCGGCCGATCGCGAGATTGACGAGCTGCTTTCCATGCTCGCTGCACGCGCGCCGCACATCCTGGCGCCCAACGGCGACGACTTCGACGTTAAGGACCAGACAAAACTGGACGAGTTCATGGCGACCATCTACAAAAACGCCGCGAACGCGCAAGTTCCGCTGGTTTCGCGCTTGGCCGGCAAGCGCCCCTGGGACCAGAACACGCTCGAAGGTGTACTCAAACGCTATGAAGCTCCTGCGGTGGGTCCGGTGGGTCCGGTTGCAGCCGCGAGCGCCGTACGCGCACCCGCAGCCGCGCCCAGTCCGAGTGTTCGAGCGCCTGAGCGTACGAACCCGGGCAAACTCGTGGGCAGCGTGAACACGGGCGGCCCCAGCTCGGGCAAGAGCTACATGGAAGTCATGCGCGACCGCGAGCGCGAGGCCCGGAACAGCTCCTGAGTGTGCCGTAGACGCAGAAAAGCCCCGAGAGTGGTTAAACTCTCGGGGCTTTATGTCTGAAGCAGCCTCGCTTCATGAGGCGATTGTGACCGGGCCCGGGGGGCGGCGGTACGTTACCGATTAGGCTGGGCCGAGTCCAGGAGTAGGCTCATTTGCGAATCCAGACTCTAACCGGCTCACCGATGGGCCCCATGGTTGAGAAGGTGGGGCTGAGGCTACTGCGAAGCCGAAGCTTCACTTAAGGGTTCCCACGTCCGCCCAAACCATGCGGGAGGAAGGCTCTCCAGTTGCCCGAGGGCAAACATGCCGCTAAGTGGTGTCGGTCGTCATTCAACTGTGCAGAAGTTCGACCTTGACCACCTTAAAACACGCGTACTTGAGAGGCGTCCGGATTGACCCTACGAGGTTCAAGCTCGTTCACTGTGTCGTCTCTGGCAACTTTGGAGGTTCGGCCGAACCTTGAGTCCGTCATTGCCCTGTCCGGAACAGGCGACATGGTGTCTACTACGCGCGGTAGTTCCAATCATTCATGCGGTTGGCCCCCAAGCTGACGCGGCGTAAGCTCGACGAAACATCGAGCACTTCGGCCGCTGTGCCAGGGGGGACCGCAGGTGTTTCAAGGAGCTACAGAGGGGGAGGGCCGAAACCCTCACGCCTCATGGACATCCCTTAACGCGCTGCGATTGGGCGTCAAGCCTGGGCGAGAAGGAAGTGCGCCAAAGTGGCGCGCGTTGAGGGGGCTCGCGGGGCAGGGGCCGCAAGGCCCGGAGGGTGCCCTACTTCGGTCCTTCGAAGCCCATAAGAAGTTGGGGTTGAACCTGGGTTTTTCAGACGCAAAAAGGGGCCCCTGGTGAGGGGGCCCCTTAGTGCCGCTGAACTAAAGCTGAAACCGAATCTTCAACTTCAGCCCGAACTTCTCAGCACACGACGAAGGGCTGCCGCTTCCCGCCGGAGCTGAGGATCATCCGCAGCTTGTTCGCGGCCTTGACCGCGGAGCCCACGCTGCCGGTCGAGATGCCAGCGCCGGCCGCGATGGCCTTCGCCGTGAGGGTGATGCCCGCCTCGTGGTTGATCACGAAGTCGATGACGCGCTGGACGTTGGAGCCCTTCTCGGCGCGGGGGCCGGCAGAGGGCCGACGGGCGACGGGGGTCGAGTCGGTCAGCTCGGCGCCGAACTTCGGCACGCGAAGACCGGACACTTCGCCGGCCACAGCCTCAAGCTCGGCGTAGGCGGCCTGCGCGGCGGCCAGGGTGACGTGGTAGCTGTCGAGGGCGACGGTGTAGCGCGGCAGAACGGGACCGGCCTTCTCGGCGCGAGCGGCGGCGCGAATCTGGGCGTTGAGGGCACGCTGCTGATCACGAAGAGCCTGGATGTCAGTGGTCATGGGAGTAGCCTCACTCGGGGTAGTGGCGACAAGCGCCGGGGGGGACACGGAAACAGGAGCTTCAGGGGTAACTTCTGGGGAAACCGAGGTAGAACCTGGGTTTTCGGTGGGGAGCGGGAGGGCTTCGGGGAGCGCTTCGGCTGGAGCTTCGACCGAAGTCTTGACCTTCTTCTTCCCCCCTCCCTTATGTGGAGTTGCCATTGTAGCCTCTTGAGTTCGGAGGGGATTTGGCTGGAATCGCCGTTGCGCCCGCCGCTCATGTTCTATTTATACCCCCATCAGCGGATGCGCGCAAGTCCCGTAGGGCTCCTTCTTCAACTTTTTTTGGTGATGAGGTCAAGGCTGAGTTCACAGGGAGGTCCAAGGGATGCTCTGTGGTGGAGCGTACTACCCTAAAGTCCAGTTTCCATCTAAATTTCTCCGATAGGGGCGCAAAAGCAGGGTTTAAGCTGCGTTTTGGGACAAATTTCTCCGATAAGCGGCGTTTAACCTTGATTTTGAGACAAATTTCTCCGATAGGGGGGGCGTAGGCCAGGGGCCCCTCGCGCGCCGGGGGGAACCCGGGGGGGCCTCAACAAACATCGAAAACTTCGGCGGGGTCGAGCGCTCGGGCGCGGTGGGGGTGTAGCGTTGTGGGGGGGTAGGGCGCTTGCCAGGGCGGGTCAAGCGGGCTACATAGAAAGAGTAAGCACAACACCAAGCCGAACCCGAAGCGCTCCCCGACCGGGGGCCGCAAGTACAACGGAGCAACGAACATGACCGCCCCGAAGACCGAAACGAAGACCCGCACCGTCAAGACCCGCACCGTCAAGACCCGCACCGTCAACCCGAAGGACACTGCCCTGCTCACCGAAACGAACACCCTGCCCACCATCCCCTCCCCCGTTGTGGCGGACAACGCCGTCCCCGAGGTTAAGACGGAACCCCCCCCCCTCTCGCTGGACGCGACCATCGCCGCGCTCGTAAACTACGCGTTCGACGACGGTAAGGCGCGCAAGACGGCCCGTAAGGCCCTTGTGGCGGCCCTGGCCACCGCTTCGGGTCAGGACGCCGACACCGTGGGTAAGAACGTGCCCCAGGACATCGGCTCTTTCTTCCGCGTCCTGGCGGGTCTCGACAAGGCGCCCGACACGGCCCGCGAGGCCGGAACGAAGGACGCGGAGAAGCGCGGCGCTGCCGCTGCTTCGATGTCCAAGGCTGGCGACGCGGGAGCTAAGGCTGCAGCGAAGTACAACGACATCGGCACAGCCGGTGGGGGCGCTGCTGCGTATATGATCGGGCGTCTCGCCCACGGTCGCGCTGCGACGGCCGCGGACGGCGCTGCTCTGAATGAGAATGTGAGCAAGGTGACGGGCTACCGCACCCCCGTCAAGGCCCGGGAGTAACCCCACCTTCAACCCGGCTACCCGCCCCTTTGGCGGGTAGACCCGTTGGTGCATGGATTAGAAATAATCCATGCCCCTACCGGTCTGACAAACACGTACAACCCCCGTTAGCGCGTTGCCGGTTCGGTCCCTTGTGGGCCGCCCGTTCGATCCAACGCTAACCCGTGGTTGCGTACTCTGACAAACAGTCGATAGTGTACCGCTTGCAACGGGTTCAAACGTGGAACCCTGGAGCCTGTGGAGCTACGGCTATCAGACGGATGACAAGGGAGGATGCCGGGTAGACCGGTGATCAAAAACGGACCCGCGCGATTCCAAACGCGGGTAGGGTGTCCGTAGATAGTCGGGGAATGTGAGTAACCCTGACGAGTCTACGCAATCGTAGCGCATCAAACAATGCGACGTAGCTACCAGAGCGACCCTGTAAGCTGTAATAGGCCCTCCCTTAATGTCTACATACCGTCAAGTCAGAATAGGCGGGTAAACGCAAGGGTCATACCTGACACAAGGGTTTAAGCGTAAACGCTTAGGCTCTAATGTCGGATTAACCCGGTGCCTTACCCGCCCGTTCTGTAGCCGCTTCGGACACTAACCTATCCGAAGCGGCTACAGAACGAGGTGAAACATGACTGAATCACAAAAGCTACGCAAGAAACGGGCTAATGCTAAGCGCAACATGGTTCGCGGTATCAAGGGCGACATAAGTGCGTCCAAACAGAATCGCTCGCACGGTAACGGGTCCGGCGGGGGCCGTCTTCCCAGCGCGGAGTACGTGGGTTCCGCCTCTAAAATAAAGCGGCGCGACGGGTCAGGGCGCACCGCGTTCAACGCGGAGGGCGCGGAGAGATACGACGATCGGGGCCCTGCCCCCACGGCAAATGCGGCGGCTCATTACCGCGCTCCGAGCTTGACCGTGGTTCGGGCCCCGGTGCGCCCCGTGGTTGAGCCCGATTATGGGAAGCGTGGGAAGGGTGCGCCCGCCGTCCGGGCCCCGGAGGTTCAGGTTTACAACGATGTCAAGCGCGCTAACGAATATGCGCGCCGGGGAGACTACGCGGGTGAGGGGCCCGCGCTGCTTCCGCTCCCTCCGGTCGCACACCCCATAATACCGCACCCGATCGAGTATTCAACGGAAGTAGGTATCCTGTACTACGGGCGCATCATCCCGATTAAGGGCGAGCCCCTGACCTTTTCTTGACATATCCCTGACATTCTCTTGACATCCGGGTCTTGAAAGGGTCCGCCTCTTATGGGGTGGGCCCTTTTGCCGTGCCTCGTTTGACCTCAAAGTAGTCTCAAGATGCCCCCCTTTTGAGACTACTTTGACCTCAAAATGAGAAGGTCAGGTGGCCCTGACCGGTTGACAATCTTTTTACACGCCGAAAAGGGGGGTTCAACCCCCGTTTTGGGGCGGTCGTTTTCATTCTCAAAATGGGCCGCCGCCGTCTTGAGAACGCCCCCATTTTGAGAATGAACAGTGCTCAGTCGTACAAAATGCGAGGAATCGGCCCCCGCTGCGTCCCAATTTTCGGACACGCACTCGAACCGCGACATTTTGTCACACCGCTTTTTACAATCTCTTGACAAATGCTGCACTTGACACCCCTTTTGCTGCACTGCGTCACGGTTTTTGCTGTGCCGCAGCAGAGGATGCAAGTTCCGTGCCAGCTCGAAAAGGGGGGGTATGCAAGAGCCGTGCCAGCGCATGAAAATGCTGCACTTGCAGCAAAAGCCTTGACGTGTCAACTTGCTCCAAAAGGCAGGTTGAACCTGGGTTTTCGCGATATTGAGAATGAGAAAACAGATGTTAAAAAATAATATATTTTATATGTAGTGTAAGTGGTCTATGCAGCGCACAGTCTAAACTCCTACACTAAACAGGTGTTCAGGGTCTGAAGGCGCCCGGGTTCGAGGGTGAGGGAGGGAGTGCGCGCCATTGTGTGCGTGCAGTATAGCGTCTCTACCCTAAGACCAAAAATAAGTTTATTATCAAGGTGGGGTAGGGCGCTACATAAGCCCGGGTTCAGGCCGGGGCGGGGCAGGGTCTGAGGGCCCCGGGGTTCGTAGTGTGCGCGTGCAGTAAAGCACCTCTACCCTATCCGCAAAAATAAGTTTTTTTGCACCCTCTTTTCGTACGCTTCATAGGTTCGGCGCGTGTGATTGAACCCTAAACTCAGGCGTTCTCCCGCGTTGGGGCCCAAGTTTTCAGTTCAAGTTCTGTATCCTTCAGCGGCTTTCAACGTCCTTCATTCGAGATGCATCATGCCCAAGGTTCGCTACTGCAACTACGTCGCCCGGGTCAACGCCTGGGGCGGCCTCTACTTCGTGTGCCCCGAGTGCGGGCGCTCCCGGGTCGGGCAGCTTTCGACCCCGTGCAATCCCCGTTAAACTCGGGGTTAACCTGGGTTCCTCCCAAAGTTTCACATCGCGCCCGCAGCCGCGGGGCCCACATTCACCGCCTCTCTCTGGAGTCTGCCATGGCCCTTCCCGCATCCCTTCGCACCCGCACCCGTCGCGCCCTCCGCACCCTCGCCCGGGTTCGCGCCGCCGGCCCCTCGCACCCCGTGGCGGCCCGCGCCGCCGGCCCCTACGCCAGCCTCTTCGACGCTGCGGGCCAGTGGGCCCCCATCGGCCTCGTCGCCTTCAGCGGCCGCCACGGCCCGCTGACCACGCTCCGGGCCATGGAGGCCCTGCTCGCCGCCTGACGCCCTCCCGAGCCGCGCCGGTCGCGCGGCCCCGAGCCCCGGGGAACAGGGGATTCGATCAACCGCCCACCACCCGGAGCTACCATGTCTCTTTTCCCCGATGTCGCCTACCCATATGAGTCCGTCCTGCCGCGCCTCCCCACCGCCGAGGAGTGGGCCGCTGCCTACTCTGCCACCGAGGACGCCACCGCCGCGTGGCAGGCGGAGCAGTCGAACCCCGACACGCGGCTTGCGGACTGGCCCGAGCCCCGCGTCGAGGACTTCCTGCCGGCCGATGCTGGCGGTGAGGGCCTCGTGTGGCCGCCGGTCGCCGACTGACCCACCAGCGCCCGGGGCTGGCCAGTCCCCCACCGACCCGGGTCGAGAGGCCCGGGGCTCACCCAAGAAGGTCCTAATGGACCGTTTCGTCATCATCCGCGACAACATGGCCGGCGTCTTCGTCGGCACCCTTATTGCCCACTCGGCCAAGAGCTGGGCCCTCGCGTCCAGCCGCAAAATCCACTACTGGACGAAGGCAGCAGCAGTCGAGGGCATCGCCTCCTTCGGTCCCGGTCCCGGCTCGCGGGTCTGTCCGCTCCGCGTCCCCCCGGTCGGCGCCCAGAGATTGACCAGTGGGCCCCGGAGTACCGGTGGACCGGCCTCAACCCGAAGGGGCTGGAGCGGCCTGCCGCGTAGCCCACAGGTGCCGGCCCCCTCGACCTGCCCGCCGATGGCGGTGACGGTGGCGCCACAGCGAGGGCGCCACCCTTTCCTCAATCAACACCGCGCCCGGCGGTCATACTGGGCAGGAGCAAAGTATGGAAGGAGTTGAATCGGATGTTACTTTTAATCTGGGCGCACGGTGAAGCTGTAACCGTGCGCCGTTATCATAGGTTTGAATGGTCCGAATACTATTCAAACTGACAGCATGTTTAACCGGCGGGGGTCTGGTGCCCTCCGTACAAGGGGAGTGGATGCGTGAGCGTCTAAACCTCCCTTCAATACACCCATGTTGATAGGGCATGCCAAACTATCCGGGGATTGATGTATCCTCGA